CGGCTTACCAAGTTACGTGAAGACGAGGAATTATTAAAAAAAGTAAAAGTACATTATCGTCATGCACCTTGGGACTTTATTACTGATTGGGGTATGACGTTTGAGCCGAGAAACATGGAACGTGGACTGATATCAAATATTCCCTTTGTGTTATGGAAGCGTCAGATTGAATATCTTCATTGGATCGATGAAAGATGGAAAGCAATGGAGCCAGGCCTTGTTGAGAAATCCCGTGATTGTGGTGTGACGTGGCTTAGTGTTGGTTATGCTTGTAGTAATTGGTTATTCCTAGATGGTTATGCCGCTGGCTTTGGTTCAGCTAAAGAAGATAAGGTCGATAAGAAAGGCGATCCTGATTGTATCTTTGAAAAGATACGACATTTTATAAACAACTTGCCGGACATATTTATGCCGGAAGATTTTAATGAACGTGATCATTCGTCGTTTATGAGGTTGGTTAATCCGAACAACGGTTCAACGATTACCGGTGATAGTGGTGATAATATTGGTCGTGGTGGTCGTAAGTCTATGTACTTTGTGGACGAGAAGGCGTTTATCGAACATCAGGAAATGGTAGATGCCTCTTTATCTCAGGCTACCAACTGTCAGATTGATATATCCACGCCAAACGGTAGCGGTAATGGCTTTTATAAAAAACGTCAACGTTATAACAATACCAATAAAGTATTTATATTCGATTGGCGCGATGATCCACGTAAAGATCAGACATGGTATGACAAACAGGTTGATGAACTAGACGAGGTTATCGTAGCACAAGAAATAGATCGAGATTACACAGCATCACAAGAAGATATATTTATTCCGGCCAAGTGGGTTAAGGCTGCGATTGATGCACATAAAAAACTTGGATTCAAAGCCGTTGGTAGAAGAACAACAGGCTTTGATCCGGCTGATGTTGGTGATGCAAAAGCAATCATTGGTCAGCATGGTTCAGTTATTAAGATGGGCGCACAAAAGAGAAAAGGAACGATCGCGCATGCTCTGCCATGGGCTTTTGAAAAGGCTGATGATTTTAGAAGTGAAGTCTTTGGTTATGATGGTGATGGTATGGGCGCACCAAGCATGAAGGTTTATCTTGATCGTGCTAAATCAATAAGAATTAAGATTATTGCTTATCATGGTTCAGCTGGTGTTATGGATCCGGAACTACATGTTAAGCGTAAAAAGAAAGTTAAAATGAGGCATAAAGAAGGACAGGACAATCTTAACCAGGACGTAGTTAAGACGAATGCTGATACTTATTTGAATTTCAGAGCGCAGACATACAGTTGGTTGCGTGATCGGTTTGAAACAACGTTTGATGCAATAGAAGCTATTAACGAAGGTCATATCGTTACTAATTTAGATGAAGATGATTTAATTAGTATTGATAGTGAAAGCTTTGACACAGATACGCTACAGCAATTAGTGGCCGAGCTATCAAGAGCAATGCGTGTTTATAGCAATACCGGCAAGATTCAAGTTGAGTCAAAGAAAGACATGAGAAAACGGCAAGTCGATTCACCTAACTTGTCTGATGCTGCTGTCATAGCAAATGCAATGCAACGGGCTAAGATTCAAGACGATAACCTGGCACCTGTCACTATGGATCCATGGGCACCATCTGTTAAAGGTGTGATGTAACTAATTTAATTATGAGGAATTTAAAATGTCTCAAGCCACAGTAAATATATTTAACACAAAAAAATTAACGGATTCTATTATTCGTCCTAGCAATACGACTGCTTATGCGGCAGGCGATGTTATTAGTGAAGTGACGAGTAACAAACATTTTACATTCGGCGGTGATAATAACGTTGGTCAGCTAAAAGGCATTATTACTCAGGTAGCGATGCAGATAACATCAAATAAAACGACAAAGCCGGATCTTGAGTTATGGTTATTTTCCGAAGATATTGCTGATGTTGAGGATAATGCCGCTTTTGCGCCTTCTGACACAGAGATTCTGACGTTAATTGATGTAATACCTTTACCTGTTGCTGATTGGTATATCGGATTAGCGGGCGCTGATGCAGCCGGCAATATCGTGCAAGTATTAAAGAGCCTTCATATTGAAATACCTGAATCATCTGGTCAGCTATTTGGTCAGTTGGTAGTAAGAAATTCTTATACGCCAATATCAGCGGAATTATTTAAGGCAGATCTTGTTATTCAACTAAATTCTTTATAATCGATTCATAACAGGAATATAGAATATGGCTGCTGATTATGACAATCCGGAAGATCAAGAAGAGTTAGATGATGGCGCCGATGTAGAAGGCGACGAGATTGATGCTTTTCTTGATGAAGAAGAAGAAGGCGAAATAGAATTACCTGTTGATCCGGAAAAACTTAATGAGCTTGGTACTTCATTAGCCAAAGGACGATCTGAAGCAATAGAAGCACGGGAACAATCCGGCATTGAAACAATATGGCTTGAAGACGAGGAATTCTACGAAGGTATTGATGACGCAAACCGTAGTGAAGAACAAGCTATCTGGCGTCAGAAACCTATGGGCCAGGCTAAGACCGGTGTAAATAAAAGTGATGCAGCTAAAACACGGTCAACCGTATTCCCAAATATAACGGGACCTTTTGTTGATTCAGCTGCAGCGCGTGTAGCGGACATGCTGTTACCAACTGATGACAGGTCATGGGGAATTAAACCTACGCCTATACCCGATATGATTAATCTGTCGAAAGGCAAGGTGCCGCAAGCGATTGTTCAAGATGTTGCAAGATCATATCCTGGTGATCAACAAGGCGCACAACAACAAATTGAAGCGTTAAAAGCAGCTGCAAAACAAAAAATGACTCAGGCGACGGAAGCCGCGGAAGCCGCACAGACACGTATTGAAGATTGGCATGTTGAATGTCAATGGCACTCACAAGTAAGACTTGTAATAGAAGACGCGGCAAGACTTGGTACAGGTGTGCTAAAGGGTCCTATTCCAATATCGAAGAAAACCGTATCTTGGAATAAAGAAACCGGTGAACTTGATACGACTAATAAACTTATTCCTGGCAGTAAGTGGGTTGATCCATGGAACTTTTATCCCGACGCGTCATGTGGCGAAGATATTCACTCAGGCGGCAGTAGTTGGGAACGTGACTATATTAGTAAGAAGCAGCTGCGCGACTTTAAAGATCAAGAAGGTTATATCGTCGAGCAGATAGATGCTTGTTTAGATGAAGGTGTATTACAAGTCACATCAACTTACAGCGAGAAGCCGCAGCCAGTTACCGATGTATTTTTTAAGAATCGTTTTGAAATCTGGTATTTCTACGGCACGGCAGAACGCGATGACTTAGAAGCATGTGGTTGTGATGTTGGGGAAAAGAAAGATCCTTACGTACCTGTAATGATTACGATGATTAATAATCGCGTTGTCCGTGTATCGGTGAACGCGCTTGATACTGGCGATATTCCTTATGACGTTATGGTATGGCGTCGTCGTGCTGGTCATTGGACAGGTATAGGCGTTGCACGACAAATCAGAACGCCACAGAAGATAGTTACAGGTGGCACACGTAACCTGATGGACAATGCCGGTCTAGGTGCTGGCGTAATGCTGGTGATGAAACAAGGCACAATATTTCCTGCCGATGGTGTTTTAGGTCTTGGTCCGAGAAAGATATTTTATATTGCTAAAGACGATACGAGTATTGAAGACGCGACCAAAGCGATTGGCACTATCAAGGTTGATATGTTGGTTAATGAATTACTGACAATCGTTAAGTTTGGTTTACAGCTGGCAGAATCAACAACGAACATGCCGATGTTACTGCAAGGCCAAATGAACGAGGGAACGCCAGATACATTAGGCGGTCAGGAAATGGCGGTTAATAACGCGTCTACCGTATTAAGACGATTAGCACGTTTGTTTGATGACCGCGTTACGGAGCCACAAATACGACGTTACTATTCCTGGGTATTGCAGTATGGCGATAATGATGCTGAAAAAGGTGATAACAGTATTGATGCTCGTGGTTCATCTGCACTGGTAGAACGTGAATTACAGAATAAAGAATTAATGCAAATGGGTAACTTGGTATTAGATCCGCGTTTCGGTAAAGATCCTAAGAAATGGATGGATGAATACTTGAAGTCACGCCGATTTGATCCAGTCCGTTTTGAATATGAAGATGAAGAATGGCAAGGTATTGTTGAGAATATGCAACAAGGTCCGCAAGACAATACGATGGCCGTTGCGCAACTTAGAGCCGATACCGCGAAGTTTGTTAAAGGTATGGACGAGAAGATTAAAGGCATGGAATTACAGGCACAAGCGGCAGACACAGACAAGTCACAACAGTTTGAATTGCTACTGAAAGAATATGAGTCTGAATTAATCAGTGCCAAGACTGCAGCTGATTACGATAAGGTCATGCAAACGATTAAAGGCAAGCTGGCTGAAACGACAATGAAGTTAAATACTCAGATACAGCTGGCAGGAGAAGAAACAGTTTTACAAGGCGCGTCTGAACCAAGAGGTCGCGCTCCAGATGGTGAAGGCTTTACTAAATAGAAACTGAACGAGGAACTAGAACGATGAAATCATTAGATGAAATACTGATTAAGTTAATCGATACACAGGATTATATTTTACGTGGCATGAAAGCATTACCAAACAATGCCTCAGTAATTAAGCAACAGGAAATTAATCAAGTTATTCAACAACAAGCAGAGATTAAAAAAGGTATTCAAGAACAAATTGATACTAAGACATAGAGCTGGCCATGAGTGATACGTTAATTAACTACCTACAGGTAGGCGTAGCCTTCCTAATAATTATTTTAGTGTTTTGTGTATTTTGGTTTTTATTAGTTGAACGTAAACCAGGCCCAAGAAAAAAAGGC